AGGAGTGAATAGGGCAATGGATGCGAGTGTAATAGCAATACATAATAAACAAGTGTCGGGTTCACCGCAAGGAGTTGGAGTTGATAGAGGTAGATTGCGTGCAGGCAATACATTTGACAATTCAAAGCCATTAAATAAAGTTTTAGAAAACGCAATTGAATACGCGCCTTACCAAGAATTTGGAACGGGTGCTTATGTATTTATGGGCGAACCTTGGGTAGATTTAGAGGTTGAAGCAGAGGCCGCTCAATTTAAAGGTAAAGGCATTCGGAAAGTAAATCTTTATCCAAGACCATTTTTTTTCGCACCATTTTTTGAGGAACAACCGCGTCTAATTAAAGCAATCGAAGATATTTTAAAATAATAACTATATTTGTATTGTGAAATACTTTTGGAAATATGGCATTCCCGCATACGTTAACGCTTTAAGTGGTAAAATCTACTTTAATGGGTCTTATTCAAGCGTTAAAATATACGACGGAATGGTGCCACCAAATGCAACGAGCGACCAAATTTATATTGTATTAGGTGAGCGTTTGAGCAATCAAACAAGCAATAAGACAATGAATCAATTTGACGCGTCTTTGTTGGTGGATATAGTGAGTAAAAGTAACAATTTTGGATTCGCAAGTAGTGAGGACGTGGCGCAGCAAGTAATGCAGATTATTAATTCAAGCGCAAATCCCGATACTATGCCCGATTTCCAAGTTGTCACAACAAGAACATCGACATTCAATTTATCAGGATTAAATCCGATGGATAATGTTTTCAGAACGCTTATTAGATTTGAACATAAAATTTTACAACAATAAAACTTAAAAAATGGCACAATTAGAAATTAATGGAACGGACATCCTTGTATTAATTGACCGCACTGGTAGTGGCACTTTTGTGCCAATGGCTTGTTTAAAAACAAACACAATCAGCGCATCGCTTACCGAACTTGATGGTTCAAGTAAATGCGGTAATAAATGGTTACCAGGTTCAAAGTTTGAAGATACTATCAGCGGCGAAGGAAACGCAATTGACCAAGACGGCGCAAACACCGTAAATTCTTACACACAATTGTACGATTTGTTTTCTAACAAAGTTCAGTTCCCTGTTAAGTTTGGTAAAGCATCACCAACAAGCGGCGACGTCGTTTATAGCGGTAATTGTTTTATCACCAAGTTTGAATTGGTTGCACCATTCGACGCGTTGATGACTTTCACTATCACGTTCAGAAATGCAAACCCACCATTCTTACAAACAATGACTTATTAAGATGTTTGAACTAAAACTAAAAAGCGGAATCGTTCCCCTAAAGTGGGGAACTTGGGCGATGCGAAGAGCGTGCGAGTTAGCGGGAACTAAAGAAAACCCGTTGCCGCTAGAAGAATTTTTCGGTTCGTTGCTAGGTTCTGCCTACGATTTTAGAAAGATTGCAATATTCTTGCAAGCAGCGGCCGAATGTGCCGTGCGTGGATCTGTCGAATACACTGAATTTGATTTTGGTGATTGGGTGGACGAATGCGGTGGAATATTGGCAAAGGATGGGCCGATTATAGATTTTTTTCAATACGTTGTTAATACGACCGTCAACACGGTGACACCCTTACCAGGTGAGCAAAACGTAGAACAAACTATTGACGAAAAAAAAAACAACGTCGACGTCGCAAACTAACGTGGGATGATGTATTGGTGCAAGCCGTTCAATGTGGAATAAGCATTGAGCAGTTTTGGAATATGACTTGGCGCGAATGGTCAATCTATTCAATTGCGCATCAACGTACGGAAACAAACGAATGGGCGCGCACGCGTCGGGTTGCGTATATGGTTTATTTAATGGGTAGCGGTGAGAAAACTAAAATGAATGAGAATAGATTTCACCCGTTGCCGATTGACGAACCCGAATACAAAGGTGAACCATTGACACCCGAGGAAATAAAAAGAAGCATAAATTTATACTCTAAAAAGAATTAAAATGGCCGTACAAGTTGGATTAGCAATAGGAATAACGGCCGATAATAAACAAGCATTACAAGCGTTAAAACAAACGGCGGCCGAAACTGATAAATTTAAATTATCGTTAGGCGACTTAAACACCCGTTTAAGTTTATTAAAAGAGCGTTTAAATCAAGCAACTGAACCCGCGAGAATTACGAAGTTAGGTTCAGAAATTAAACAAGTAACATCACAAATTGAAGCGCAAAAGTCTGCGTTTGCAGATCTAGGCGCAGCAACCGAAAGAGCAGGTTCGGGAATGGCGGGCGGATTGCAAAAAGCATTCGGCGGCCTTCGTATGATTGCAAACATCTTGCCAGGCATTGGCCTTGCGGGAATGTTTGGATTGGCATTTGATGGCGTAATGCAATTAGCGGGCGGATTTGGTCAATTGAGTGAAGCAGAAAAAGCAACAAAGAAATCAACTGACGAAGCATTTTCAAGTATAGCAAAAGAAGCATCACAAGTAAATGTATTAGTTGAGCAATATAAAAACACAAACTTATCGCTACAACAAAGAGGTTCTATATTAAAGCAATTAAATACTATTGCACCCGAATATTTTAACGGGTTAAAAGCAGAAAACACTACTTACGCTGATTTAAAAACTAATTTAGATGCTTACACGGCATCTTTAGCAAATCAAATCAAAGCAAAGATTAGGGGCGTTCAACTTGAAAAAGATATGACCGAATTGCTTAAAAAGCAAGACGAGCAAAAAAAGGTTATAGGAATTCAAGAAGATTTTGCAATGAAAAATAAAACAGGCAGAGCCGCAGAAGGTTCGTCAGTTCTTGCAAAAGAAATTACATTACTTCAGAAAAAAATAGATTTAACCGAAAAAGAAATTGCGGGCCTTACAAAAGTAAAATCATTAGATATAAAAGGCAGTAATATAACTACAAGCCGATATAATTTAGATGATTTAGCAAACGCGCCACATTTAAAACATAAATTAGAAGGATTCCTTTTACCCGATAAAACGGAAGCGGCCAAAGAATTACAACAATATTTAAACGACATACTTCCAACACTTGAAAGGTCAAGAAAAAAAGACGTATTAATGTCAATGGGTGGTGCGTCGGCGGTAGAAGAATTACAAGCACGCGGGGGCGGAAAATCTAATGCATTAAGTCAATACGATGAAGCAACAGGAAAAAAAGCAAAAGCATTAGAAGAATTTAATCTTGCGCTAAAAGACACCGAACAAATAATGGGCGTTGTAGGGCCGCAGATTGACAATCTATTTGCAGCGATGCAAAGTGGGGTTGATTTAGGAACGGCTTTGTCTGATATGTTTAACAAACTTGCACAAGACATCGCAAAAGCGGCAATAAAAGCATTGTTATTTCAAATTATATTAAGTGCGGTAAGCGGTGGCGGTGATGTACCTGCGGGCGCGGGTGGTGGTTTTGGTGAAATATTTTTTAAACTTCTTGGGTTAGGTAGCGGAAAGGCAAAAGGCGGAGTTTCAACAGGGCCACAAGGCGGACACATTGAATTATTGCACGGCACCGAAGCAATCTTAACACCTGCGCAAATGAGCGGTTTAGTGCGCAATTCTATGAACGCGGGCGCGATCACATCAATGGGCAATAGTTCACAAGATACAAATGGGCAAAGAGGTGAGTTCACGTTACGCGGAAATGATTTAGTTTTGGCATTACAACGTTCTAACGTCGCATTAAATTTAAGGAGAGGAAGTTAATGGCATACGGTCAACAATATCAATCAACATTTGCAACCAAGAACGACGTTATTGGTTTGCTAAAAATATACACGGAAGGATACACTGGTTCGGTTGTCGAATATCCTGGTGTTGCTTTCAATATTCAATATCTTGCAAACAGTGACGATATTTTTGAATCTATCTACGCATCGCAATTATCTATCACGCTTGACGTGACGGATGATTTAGCAAATGTTCCAAACTTTGCAACTTTACAAGATAGGAAGTATTATGTTGAATTGTATTTAAATAGCGTTTTAGAGTGGGTTGGGTTTGTGTTAAGTGATAATATCCAATTTAGTTATACAACGGGAAGAAGGCAACTTATATTCGACGCAATTGATGGTCTAGGGTTCTTAAAGGACATACCTTTGCCAAATCCCGAATTAATGGGTTACCCAAACACAAGAAACAATCCGCAATCAATAGTTTATTATATTACAACTTGTTTGCAGCAAATTGCATTTCCAACAGGCAGAAATATAGTTGCTGCGTGTTCTTATTACGCGCAGTTTATGGAAACGCGCGTGCCTAATTCTTACCAAGACCCTTTTAATCAAGGTTACATAACACCGACGTGTTTTTTAACTGATAACAATAAATATGATAATTGTTTAAATATTTTACGTCAAATACTTACGTCATTTGGTTGTCGCATATTTCAAGCGCACGCAAAATGGTATATTGTTTCAATTAATCAATGGGCGGCCGATGTTCCTTATTTTACGGAATACACGGCGGCGGGTGTGGTTGATAGTTCGGGACAAATAAGCGACGCACTTACTATTATACAACCTTACACGGGCAATACAACGGGAATGTATTTCGTTAATAATAGCCAGGTTAAACTATTTAAAAAAGGATTTAATAATTTCTATTGCAATCAAAAAACGGAATATTCACCGAACTACATACCTAACGCAGATTTAAAACAATTGACGGCGGGAGTAGCGGATTATTGGGTAACGAATGCAGATACAACAGTAATTGTCAATGCAGATTTAGATGTGAATTATTTTTCAATGACAAATTATAGTGGAGTTTCAAATGCGATTGGTTTACACATCAACGAGTTAGATACTTTTACTTTTAGTTTTACTATTTACAATCAAGAATTTCCATCAACAACACCGCGCGCCATCATTGCAATTAATTTAATTGGTTACGGAAGCGGTGCGCCCGATTACTATATTAACGTTGATGGTGTGTGGCAAGATAATGCAGCGTTGCCGTATGATAATTATTACAGGCTTGCAAAACTTACTTCTGGCGCAACCGATACGGTTAATTCGTTTAGTCTTAAAACACCGCCTGCGCCATTTGATGGTTTAGTTAGTATTAGAATATATCAGCAAGTTGTTCTTACTGATTCGCTTATTACAATAGGTGATTTTGCTTTAACAATTAATGGAATAATAATAAGCAACGCAACAAAATCGGTTATTGCCACAAATGAACAATATTCAAAAACTATTGAATTGCCGTTTGGTTATCCAATCTACACAGGTGATTCAATAAATAGATACAACAACAACGCATCTAAAGGAATTATATCGGTTCTTAATTCGGGCATTTACAAAGCGTCAACGGGTTGGTATCGTTACGGCAAACCATTTGAGCGTTTTCAAGGATTGAGTCAATTAATTATGAAGCAATACATTAATTGTTATCGTAAAAATTTAATTAATATTAATGCCAGTGTGTTCGGAATGGTTACATTAGGCGTGACTTATTCGGCGGCCGAATTAATTAGAATGATTGACACCGATCCTGCACAAATAAGCGTAAGCGCAAACGAATATATTAACGGAAATATGACAATAGATTTAGTGAATAGCGAATCGGCCGTGACGTATTTGGATATTAGCGACGCAGAGATAGAATCAACAATATTAACTCAATTCACCGTAACACCTGTACAATAATGAATCCAGTCATAGGCTCAAATATGGTTCTTTACTATCACGATGTTGTTAGTAATACCGACATTCCTTTTGCGTGTTCTACATCGTGCGCGTTTGATGTGCAAGTTGACCAAAAAGAAGTGACAAATCAAGCGTCGGCTTGGTATAGACAATATAAGAACGACACGGCCGCGTGGCAGATTTCGTGTGATGGTCTTGTAATTTTAGACAATTACAATTATTTATACTTGTTGCAGATGCAACAAAATAGAACAACAATATTAATAAAATTTGTTATTGATAACGGAACGGCGGGCGGTCTTGTAATTATTAACGGCAACGTTAATCTTGCATCGCTTACGTTAAACGGGCCTTACGACGCGCTAGGTACATACTCGGCAAAGTTACAAGGCACGGGCGCGTATTCAACAACAGGCACGCAAATAACACCAGGCGGCATCGTTATCGGTGGAACAACGGTCTACGTTTTACAATGGACGGCATCGGGCGACGAAACATCGCACACGTTCACTACCGCGATAGGTGCAACAATGATTTACGGCTCACGCGGTGGCACAACGTTTGCGCCTTTAGTGTATAGCGGTGCGCCGCCATCACCGAATGGTTGCACGTGGTCGGTTGCGGCGGGTACGTTGTCAGTTCCAACGGATGTGCCGTTTGTGAATGGTGAAAATGTTATAATTTTAGTAGAATAAAAGATAAAATATGAAGTATTTATTAGGGTTATTGTTATTTATTTCAGTAAGCGCATCGGCGCAGTATTCACCAACGGCGGCAAAGACAAGATTCGTTAATGGCATAGGGTTAGGAACAAAAGACACGGCTACAATGAATGCAGCCGATACGGTGGCTATGATAGTCGGTCGTGATTCGTTAGTGTATTTTCGGTATCGCGGTTATTGGAAACCGCTTGCGTACAATAGTTCGTTGACTGGTTACGTTCCCTACACAGGCGCAACAAGTTCGGTTAATTTAGGCTCATATAATTTGACGGCTACCAAGATAGCAATAGGTGGCTCAATTAGCGCCGTCGCGTTAGATGTGCATAGAGCGGGTTCTATCGTTGCACGAATAGAAAACACAAACGCATCGCAAGACGCGTTATTTGCCTATGCGCAAAGCGCACAAAACGTATGGTTCACGGGTATTGATTACTCATCGGGTGCAAACAACTTTGGGTTTTACTACACGCCCGACGGAACAACGGTATTAAGAAAAGCATATTTTTCTAACGCTGGCGACTTGACGGCTAATTCATTTATAAAATCGGGTGGCACGTCATCGCAATTTCTAAAGGCGGATGGTTCGGTTGACGCTAACGCTTACACGAAGATTAGTGATACGGCGTCAATGTTGTCGCCGTACACATTAGATTATAACGTTGTTCACAAAAACGGAAATGAAACAGTAAACGGATTGAAAACTTTTACATCGTACTTAAGAACGGTAACAAGTGGTTCAACTGGTCTTCAAGCATACAATAGCGATAGAGGTTACTTTGTCGGAATGATAGCGGGTTCAACCGATTCGCTTTTTGTTATCAATTACGATAGCGCGTACAATCAAGGCAAAACAAGAATAATACAGGCTAAAAAAACAGGCGAAGTTTCAATTCCTAATTTATCTACTGCGGGAATAGTAACAAATACAAGTGCGGGGCAATTAGGCACAAGCAACGGAACGGGGTTTATTAAAATGAGTGGCGGTGCGGTTAGTTATGATAATTCAACTTATTTAACTACAAGTTCGGCGGCATCTACTTATGTTCCTTATACGGGTGCAACTACAAATGTGGCATTAGGTGCGTATAATTTAGCGGCAACAAGAGTGAATGTAGGTGGTGCGACTGATAATGTTAGTTATGCTTTGAATGTAACGGGGAGTGGTAATTTTAGTACTATTGTTGAAGCAAAAGGTGGAAATTTTAGATGGGCAACAACAAAACAATATGCCGTTTCTGCTGAAAATATACCCGATGGAATAGGGGCAAGAATAGGCTCTAGTCCCAATGGTTATCCCGCCATTGAAGGATATGTTTTAGGAAGTTTAAACCCATATTATTTATTAATTAATCCAAGAGGTGAATTTGTGACTTTTGGTGCAACCCCAGGAGTTGGTACAGGGAAAATATTTGCGGGTGCTGCTAATTTTTCGGGAGTTGTAGATGCTACTTCCCGCCTTAACGTTAACGGCGCGACTGACGACGGAAGCACTGCGTTGAATGTTGCGGGTAACGGAAAATTTAGTGGTGGTGTTTCAATTGGTACTACTACCCTAGATGCGGGCGCGGGTTTAAGGGTGGTAGGTACATATAATGGATTACAAGCCGTTTTTGGATATGTTAATGGCAGAGGTTTAGCCATATCAACGGCTAGTAATGGCACTAACGAAGCAATTTCTATATTAGACGCACGAGGTGCGGGAGCGGGTAGTTTATCACTTAGAACGGAAGGGGTAGATAGGTTAAATATTAATTATTTAGGCGCAGCCACATTTGCATCCCTTGCGGGAACAGGCTCACGCATAGTCGTTGCAGATGCAAGCGGAACATTAAGCGCAACAACGGCGGCGGCAACAAGCGGAACATATACACCAACAATCACGTTAGTAACAAACGCGGCATCTTCAACGGCGCGTGTTTGTCAATATATGCAAGTTGGTTCAGTAGTGACCGTGAGCGGATATGTGACCGTGACGGCAACAACTCCCGCCGCTAGTTCAAGGATTTATATGTCTTTGCCGATATCATCTTCGTTCACATCAACGGCAC